TGTCGCCAAACGAATTCGAACGAGTGTATGAAAGAACGCACACTGAGGCTGAGCTTCTGGCAGGTTAAAATAGGGAGAAATTTCTTATTTTAACTTGTACTAAATCTTGACATAGGACCACCTTGGTTACCTTGGGGGCCTTGTGGTCCAGCCGGTCCGGTAGCTCCACCAGCACCATCAACACCCATCCTGGTAGCGATATAGCCTACGGAGGTGGTTGCGTCTGAATATAAGGTGGTCTCTTTTGTCCAGAGATACTGTCCCTGTGGTACGTTAGGCATTGAAGTTAGCCATTCCCCTGTAGGAACATCTGTCATGCTAGTACCAACCTGGTAAGTGTATGTGTTTCCAACAATGGACTTAACGTTATTAACCTTAGTGTCGATCTCAGTAATTGCGCTCTCTACAGTCTTCTTACTCTTACCAAACAAAATATCGCCAGCACTAATTCTCAAGTGAAAGTTCCCGTCATCGCCTTTATAGAACTGAATATACTCATTCGTATCGCCAAATCCTACCTGGCCATCTGAGCCGAGATAGAATCCTCTGGTGGTATTGAGCGCAGAAGTCTTAGCTCCGGAATATATGCAGTCGTGTCCGATATGGTTTCCACCGATGTCAGCACCAAAAGCTACCAAGTCGGTCACCGCCACTTTATCTGCTGTGATACTCTTGGCCTGGATAACAGTACCGTTCAAACTGTTATAGTCAGTCTGCTCCGAAGTTACTCCTGATCCGTTGGTATTAAGCTTGTAGTAAAGGCCATCTTCCCCCTTAATGACCAGCTTATCTGCCTTGATGGTGTTACCCTCGATCAGATCACCTTTGATAGTTACACCGACCAATTCGCCAGTAATAGTCTGGTCGCCGACCACTACATTCTTAATCAAGCCAGATTCTGAATAGAATTTCTTCATAGCCGCTATGCCAATATTGGAGAAATCAATGCTTGCGTATTTCAAATCAGCGTCTGCGGCGTTAATCTTTTTTACATCCAGCTCATTGATTAACGCTTTGTTAGCCGCCAGTTCATCCGTAACGGTACTCTCAAATTCCGCGTATTTAGACTTAATGCTGGTAGTTTCTGCCTCAAGTGCTTTCAGACTTTCAATGGTGGCAAACTTAATATCAGCCTCTTCTGTCTTGATATAGTTTGACTCGATCTGTCCTACCGCCAGTTTCAGTTCTGATAAGCTCCCGTCCAGAGTATTGTACAACCCCTGCAGATTTCCCACCGCACTGCTGCCATATACACCCTCGTCAAAATGCAAAATATCCGATACATTGATAGTCCCCGTGTACCGTCCATCATCACTGATTACGGTGTTAATAATTTCCTGGGCGGCCTGGAGCTTCTCCCTGGCCTCTTCGAATGAGGGAAGCTTATTGGCCAGTTCGCACTCATCTTTGGTATGGTCCTGTGGATATTGTGTAAGCTTGATGATCCGCTGCTTTTCCCGGATCCCGGTGGCGGCATCGATCAGGGTGATTGTATCTCCCAGGGAAAAAGAAAAATCATCGTATCCGGCTCTTTGTTTGGCCAGATCAATAATATCAGCACTGTATGATACTTCCGGCTTTGACAGATCTTTCAGCCTCGCTTCTGCATCCTCTTTCATGGCTGCAGCATCTGTATAAGATTCGTCTTTCCAGATGTAGGTCTTCACCTTATTCGTGTACTGGTAATTTTCCAGGTAATTCTTCCCATCGTTCACGGACTCGATGGTAAGCCCGTCCTGGCCAATAGGGATAATTCTCGTATAATAGTCGTAGGTGCTGCCCTTCCTCTGTAACCGTTTCAGGTTAAGCCCTGTGAGGAAAAAGTTCCCTTTATCCTGGCCAACCTGATCGTAAAAGGATACTGTCTTTTTCTTGGTATCATAAACGACTTCACACATAAATGCAGTACACAGCTTCTGAATTACTCCAAGCGTATTTGTCTGCAATATCCCTGCATTTCTTTTCTTGGTTACGGTACATTCGCCAACCGTCCAGCCGGATCCAGCCAGAGCAAGCTTGGCCGCATCTTCTATTGTGGAATCCGTAATGCCAAAGGAGCTCCAGGGCTTCGCCTCCAGTTCTTCCAGGTTCAGTACCGCAACAAAGGAGAGGAATCCATCTGTGCTTACACTCTTTTCTTTTACTACATACTCAGCATCCTGAGTCTCAATATAATACTCTTCACAGATTTCATGATGTCTTGCCATGTATGTAAAAGAAAGAGTCTGATCGCCAGTTGTAACGTCGCTCGCAACCTTCAGATCCTTGTATTTGACAATATGCCCTATGGCATTGTGGTTCGTATCATATATCTTAAGCATAGGGCCGCCTCCGTTTAGTCTTCAATCATAAACATAAAAATGCCTAATTCCCAACTTCCAATATCAAGCCCATCAAATTCTTCCAGGGATACCTTATGCACCTCAAAATCCATTTCCAGTCCCAGAAGTTCCTGAATCTTTTGGTTGAGCTCTTTTACACTTTTTCCTTCTTTAAGAATGATATCCACATTTCCGGGGGCTCTCTTTTCCTGTTCAGCTCGCTTTTTTTCCTCTTCAATTGCCTTTTCCTCCTGTTCAAGATCCCGGTATTCTTCCATTAACTCCTTACGGGTATCTTCATAAGGTTTTAATGCGTTAAGCAATAAGTTCGTGTTTTTATTAATGGCATAGCTCAGTTTTATCTTTCCAGATAAAATTTTCTTTCCATCTTCTTTATAAATCTGTGCTTCTTTTTCCTGAAAAAGTTTTAATCCGTTATAAGCGTTTAACATTTCCTGGTTTGTCATGTTTTTTCCTCCTACATAAATCTTGGTCTATATTTCACAGTCATGTCTGTCCATGTGCTGTCTAAGGTAATCCTTGTTTCCCCTGGTAAAAGGATCGGCAGGCTCCAAATATCAACATCTGCTGCTTTGTTAGCCCCATTTTCTGTAATCTTCCCACTTTCTCCGTCTAAAATCACAGTACTGTTAGCAGTAAGGCTTCTTATTACCACCCGAAGGTTTTCTCCTGTATCTAGATTTCGGTTTATTCCAGTTATTGTCAGCTGTTCCATTCCCACCTTTGGCGTAATCTCTACCATACAAGGCGTCCGGATGTTCCCAGGATTTGTAACTACTGTCTCCAGCATCCCGGAAGCGGACTCCGAAAACGGTGAACCGTTTGGCTGTTCAGCAAACTCATAGCAGGAAAAATCAACGGTGAGCTTGCTCAGCCTGTTGGATGTCACCTTCAGACGGGCAAGCGGGTTTTCTGTAAAATCATGCTTGCTCATAAACCCGCAAAACTTGTGATCGAACTTATCCAGTTCCAAGGTGACCGACTCGGACATCATATGGGAAAGCAGGGTGCTGCAATTCTGCAAGATCTCATTTCGATCAGAGCCGTATACCAGGAAGGTGATCCGTATTGTCTTCCACCCGATTGATCCATTAATGAAAAACGGCAGTGGGCTTCCCCTCTGCCATTCGCTTTCATTTTCAATATCGGAAAATCCCGGAGTCACGTTCCACTGTTTGGCCTGTGCTCCGGATATGTCCCAGCCATTTATATTCATCTCAGACGCCCCCTTGTGTATCTTGTGGCTGCCATTTCATTTTTTATGTTCATGTCTTCCCTGAGTTCTCCGACCAGCTTATCTTTATCCATGAATACTTTTAAGTTCTTCATGGAGCTTGCCATGTTCTCCATCATGGACTCCATCGTACTCATCATGGAATCCATTTTGCTCAGTATTTCGGAGTTATCACTTCGATAGCTTCCTGATAACTTCGCCTGGTGCTCTGACTGCTGCTGAATCAAACGGTTAAGTTTCTCGACTCCAGCCGCTCCTACCTCCAGGGAAGATCTGGATTCCAGGAACTGATCCGGATTCATGGCAAAATTATAAAGGTTTTCTGCTCCCTGTGGGTTAATTACCTTGTCCCCGGTGAGCATGTTCTGCATGATCGCGCCATCGGACTTACGGAGAACATATTCCTGGGCGTTATTTTCAAATAACCACGCCAGCTGATCCTCTATGACGTTTTGAGTACCGGTCTTCAGGCCGTTCTTTTTCATAGCGGCCAGAATTGCTTTTTTCTGCGCTGATGTAGGCTTTTTGTCGGCTTCCACGCTAAGAGCATCCGCAATCTTTTTAACTGTGGAATCGTTGACGCTCCGGCCGTAGTTCTTAACAATGTACTGCCACAGATCCGAATGCTTCTTTTTCTCAGCATCTGATACTGATTTCTTATGGGCTTTACTTGCATTGATCAGCTTTTGTACTTCTGTAATTTCTGCCGGTTCTTCCGCTACACCTGCGGTCACGGCCTCCAGCTCTGCTTTTTGCGCGGGCGCAATTTCAGATGTTGTCCCAGAGGAAGCTGAGCTTGAAGAAGCAGTGCTGGATGTATCTGTTCCACCGGATCCAGAAGAGGCCGTGCCAGATGCAGTGCTGCCATTCGGAGTTACATTTACGTCAAGCAAAGTTCCACCTGTGCCAGCTTTCTGAATGCCAGCGATCAGGTTACCTACAATATCCTCACCAATCTGGCCAGCCTGTTCCACCAGGGACTGCAAGCCGGTAGATAGTCCCTCATTTAGTTTCGCAACAGCCGAAGCATTTTCAGCTGCCAGATCATCCAGCTGCTTCTTATAGTCTTTCTTGGTGTCACTTATCTGCTGGTCAATAGCATCCCGCGTAGCCTGTGTATCTTTTTTTGCCTGCCGGTCTGCTATCTCCTGCTTTTCTTCCCAAAGCTTGTTAAATTCATCCAGCTGCTCTGCAGTCATCTGATTCAGGCTGTAAATATTGGCGGTTGCTTCTGGTCCTGCGTCTTTCAGTTCCTGCAGCAGCCCCTCTGAAAGTCCCTTTCCGCTCAGTTCCTGCAACTGGGTTTCCCACAGTTTCAGTCCCTCAACCTGGGTATTCATATTGTAAATCAGACGATCTGCAGTATATCCGGAAGCATCCCAGGCATCATAGTTATTCATGGATGAAAGGATGTCTTTCTTCCGATCAGCTATGGCACTGTCCCTTTTTTCTTCCAGTTCCTGTATGGTCTCATTTAGTTCTTTTTCAAGCTTTTCCCGCTTATCATTGTAATCTTCATCAAGCTGCAGCTTTTCTTTTTCGTAATCTTCTTTGGCTTCCAGGTACTTTTTATCTGCTTCTATGCGCTCATCCGTGCCGGCTGTGAACTGTTTTCTGGCAATATCCCAATATTCCATCTCTGCCCTGGCGGACATAGAATAATAGGTCTGGTAGGTCTCCAGAAGGGATTTCTGTACTGAAGCCTGGGTCTTTGCAGCTTCCTCTCTGGCTTTGGCTGCCTCTTCCTGTTTCTCCTGCTTTTTCTCGTAGATCTGAGTGTCCAGTTCCTGGATCTTCTGTGTTGCTTCATACCAGGCATCAGTTCCGCTCTTTAAATTCTTTCGAACGGTGGTCCAGTAATTTTTCTCCTGGGCTAAAGAGGCAGCATGTAATGTCTTGTACTTTTCCAGCCGTTTTTCAGCAGCACTGAGGACTTCAGAATTATAAGTTTCTGCGTCCTTAGTAGTTTTCTTTTGATTATCTCCGGATCCGGTAACTTTTTCTTTGGATACGCCAAAATTGTTCTTTATACTGCTGCTCAGTGCCTTGCTGATCGTGGAACTGCTGTTAAGCTTATTAAGTTGAGAGGTTGCCTGTTTATAGGCTGTGGATCCTTTCACAGCTGTATCACGTATCTGCTGCCAGTACCATTTTTCATTGTCCAAGGACACTTCATGGCTCTTATTGTATTGCTTAAGCCAGCTTGTGGCGTTTTTCAACACAGCCTTTGACATTTTTCCAGCGGCTGCAGTTGCTACCTTTGTGTTTTTAGTTATACCAGATGCAGTACCTGCAGGTAACTGATAGCCGACTTCTTTCTCAAATTTCTTTGATGGAGAATGGATCTCTGCTGCTGCCTTGGCTGCGGCAATACCTGCATTGATCATTCTTATTGAAGCGCTGATGACCTGGGACTGGCCTGCTGATATACCTTGTGCTACACCAGCAGCTGCGTTATATCCCGCAGTGTAAAAGCTATTCTGATAGGTCCTAACAGCAGATGCCGCCTGTCCTGCCATGGTTCCAGCTGCACTGATTGCACCACTTTTTCCAGAATTGATACCTGTCTGGTACTGCTGAGCAGCTACGCTTCCGGCTTTTTCATATTCGCCTTTTTTCTCTTCGGCTGCCTTTGCTCCGGCGGACGCCATCTCGCCACCAGCCTGTTCAACGCCAGACTGCTGATCTTTAATTGAATTCTGGGTTCCTTCTCCTACAGCAGTACCCACATCTTCACCTGCAGACTGTGCATCTGCTGCCTGCTGCTGGATCAGTGCCAGAAGTTCCTGCATAGCTGATACCGCCTGCGTACCACCAGCATTAATTCCTGCCTGGATTTCTTCCGGAATCTGGATACCCGCTTTATTGGCAATTTCTGCCACGCCCTGGATTGTTCCTTCAATAGTTCCGTTCAGCTGATCTATTGCCTGCTGAGGGGTTATCTCACCGCTTGCAATTCCATCTGCAAGTCCCTCTGGGATCTGTACACCGCATTCCTGCGCCATCTGGACAGTCTGCATGAGAGATTCCTGTGTGGCTGCCGGAAGCTCAGCCCAGCCTTCTGCAGCTGAAGCAACGGCATTGTCAATGGACTCGCGCAGATCAGAAAAATCATAATCTGTGGAGCCAAGCTCTCCCACTGCCAACTCATAAGCGGTCTTGTTTGCCGTCATCACCGTTGCTGTATCCTCAGAAATGTCCATGGCATCAGTCCACTTCTTGGAGATACCTTTCAGTTGTTCTACACCGTATTCTCCCTGATTATCCAGAGTCCATACCATGTGCTGGAGCATATTAGCTGCATCAGTTCCTTGCTCCTGGATTGCCTGGATAAACTCTGCGGAAAAGATCGCTTGTCCGCTCTCATCTGTGGCTTCTTTTAGGCGCTGGAGATTCTGCTGATAGTTCTGGATTCCATCCACCCAGGACTGCAGGTTTTCGTTCATCTGCTCTGTGGTGATATCATCCCCACCATCGAATTTATCTGCAAAACTGATTTTATCCTGCAAATCAGCTTTGATAGAATCCATGGTGGAATTGTATTCATTCAGGATCTGACGCATGGCAGTCTTAGCAGCGTCCGCAGCTTCCTGGGAGCGTTCCATAGTTTTGTTGAACCCTTCCAGGGCTGTGCCAGCTCCTGCTGCCGCCAAGCCGGTTGCTTGGATTGCATCAGCATTATCTCCCTGTGCTTCTGTATTATCTTCTGCTGCGTCAGTACCGTCTTTTGTGGCTTTTATGAGCTTTTCGGCACTTTCAGTATAATCTTCCTTCTTCTTTTCGTTTTCTTCCAGGGTCTGGTTCTGTGTATCAATAACGCCATTTAATTCATCTTCCTGATCGGTCAGCGCTTCTACACTGGTTGCCAGAATTCCAGTTGCATCTCCACTCTGTGTAATAGTGCCGGTAAGCACTTCAAAACGATTTCCCATTTGATCATTCGAAATCGCCTTTTCTGCCATTTGATATTCTTCAAGAGAAATAACTCCATCATCAAGAGCCTTTTTGTATATCTTTAGTGCTTCAGTCTGATAATCAATGGCACTGCCTGCATCAAACTCAAGTCCACTCTGCAGAGCAATATTGATATCATTTTCATGCTCTTTTACTTGATTTATAATATCTAATTCGTCCTGTAGCAACTTTTTCCTTGTTTCTACGGACTTTTTCTGTTCTTCTGCCTGGTCTTTTACTTTCTGTGCTTCCAGAGACTCATTCACAAGATCCTGAGTAGCTTTCACAAGAGCCTGTTGAACTGCTACATCCTGGTAATTTTTTACCAGCTTTTCTAGTTCATCATTTGTAACATTCAGCTTGTCATTTTCAGAGTCGTAAGCCCCTGCCAGTTCTGGAATGGACTCTGACAGTTTATCTACGATAGCCGCCATTTCCTGTTTCTGAACAGCTGTACGGTCTTCGACATTATTCAGTTCTTCCAGTCTGTCAGCCAGAGCACCTACATTTTCCACTGAATCAAGTGTTCCGGTAAACTGATCATCAATGGCCTGTACATTATCGGCAACTTTCTGGGAGGATTGTACAACTTCATCGTACATCTCTTCCATTGCATCTTTTTGAGGTGTAATCACATCTGTTAATCCTGATATAATATCAGTTAACAATTCCACGCCGCCCTGTAACGGTCCAGAAATATATTCATAGGCGGCAATGCCAAGGCCTTCGGTCGCAGAGCTTAACTCTGTTAATTTTCCCTGCAGATTATCCTGCATGGTATCTGCCATATCAGAAGCAGCACCAGAACAATTTCTCAGACTCTCCTCATAGCCAGCTACCTGATCAGCGCCGGTATTAAGAAGCATGTTCAAGCCCTTAATTGAGTCAGACGTAAAGGTTGACATGAGAGCCGCCTGTTTCTGTGCATCTCCCATTCCATCTGTAGCATTTTCTACATCTTTTAGGACGTCCGTCATGTCGCGGAAGTTTCCGTTGGAATCCATGACTTCTACAGAAGTATCACCAATGGCAATCTTTCCGTCCTTCATCTTACTGGTCAGATCTCTCATTATGGCAGCAAGGGAGGTACCAGCTTCACTGCTCCGGAGTCCGTTGTTTGCCAATGCTTCCAGGAAAGAGGTAGTGGTCTCAATGTCCTGACCGGCGGCATTCATATTGGCACCACAGTTCTTATATGCCTCGCCCAGCTCTGCTGCTGTAGTAGAACTGTTTG